CGTTGATTGGCGACAAACCCGGTATGTTCAAAGCTGTAGCTGCCCTGGCCGATGACGCCCGCCGTACTCCGATCGTTGAGCCCGGACGTCCAGACCTCACAGTAGTCGTAATCGAGATCGCCGGGCGGCGTCCAGAGGAGCGCAATCTTTTGCACGGTGCCGACGGCATACAGGTTCGCGGCCGGGCTCGGCGGCGTCCCATCGCGGCCGGTCGTAATGGAGATCTCGGGATCGGTATACACACTGAGGTTCGCCAGGCGATCAATCGAGGCGATCTTGGCAAACACGGTGACATTGCCGGGCACATACATTTTGTAGGTCGTATCAAAGCGCCCCGGCCGCACGACCGTCGGGATGTTGGGCGAGGCCACCCGAAACGAGAGTTGAAAGCCCGCCAGGTCCTCTTCAAACTGGGGGTCCCAGTGCGCCTGCACAAAGGTCATCACGGTCCCGTCGGCGCTGGCATCGGTCCCGGTGGTGAGGCGGAAGCCGGTCGGGACGGCCGGGGGCGTATTGTCGAGCTTGTCCGCCGTGAGGGCCACCGGCGTAAACGAGGCGATTTGACTGGGAATGCCGGGGCCAAAGGAGTCATAGGGGATAATCTGGACATAATACGTCACGCCCGCGAGCAGATCGGGAATGAGCAGCACCTGGAAATCGATGCCGAGCGTCTGATTGGGAATGGTCGGCGGATTGCCCCCATCGAGCAGGACGACAAAATGATCGAAATCCCGCGGCCGCACCCATTGTTTCCAGTCGACGCGGGCCGCCTCAAACAGCGCGAGCGTTTCCGGCAGAATGTTCCCCATATCGGGGGCCGCATTACTCACGACGATGACGGCAGGGTCCAGCGAGAGCAGCCCCGTATTGGTGACCGCCCAGACCATCACCTGTAACTCCCGGCGCGCGCCGGCGTAGCCGCTGCGAATCTGGTCTTCTTCATTTTGCTGGTGCGTATACGTCCACTGGACGCTTTGGCCGGCGGGGGCCAGGGGCGCGTTATAGGCCCGCAACAGATAGAGTTGTCCCGGCGCCCAGACCTGGACGATGTAGAAGGCGACAAAGAACGTCTCGCTAAACAGCGGACTCTCCGCCACGGTATCCCACTCCACATGCAGGTCGCGGCCTTCCCAGCTCGTCACCCCGACGGCCTGCCCCTGGAGGCGGAGGTTGCGCGGCGTCCCCGGGAAGTACCCCGGCGTCGTAGGGCCGGCGACATGAATCACCACCTCCCGCGCGCCAATGTTGTTCGGCACGCCCAGGTGCGAGATGGGGACGACGCGGTACTGATACGTCGAGCCACTGATGGCGGTGTAGTCATCCCAATCGAGCACATGCCCGCGCACCTGCGTGACCGGCGTATAGTTATAGTTGGGGTCATTGGGGTCACTAATGGCCCCAGCCCCAATCGTCCCGGCCTCGACCTGGCCGAGTTGCCCCGTCGCGAGCAGCACGCGGCGCAAGATCATGGCGCCCCCATACAGCGCATACCCACTACTGAGGGGGGCCACGTCCCACGACAAATTGATGACGCGCAGGCTCGCGCCGCTCGTCTGAATCCGCGTGACTTCCGTCGCCACGAGACTCAGGAGCGGCGGCGGCGGACCTTCGGGGTTAAACAGCGTCGTAATGACGCCCAGCGGCGAGGCGACCGCCTCATCATAGATGCTCGGGTTGTGAATGAGGGCCTCGACACTGACCGTCAGATCGTTTTTACGGCGCAGGCCCGTGACGCGAAAGGTGCGCGTATTGGCATTGGTCGTGAGCGTCCCAAAGACAAACGTCGACGTGCGCGGGACGGGAAAGAAACTGAGTTGCGACGCGAGATACAGCGTACGCGTCGGCCCCAGGGTCATCGTAAGCAGCTCGCGGGCTTCGAGCGTATCGTCTTCGTGACGCACGTACACCACATACGTGAGATCCTGCTCAAAGAGGCAGTCTTCATCGACTTCCAGGACGGCCGCATTGGAGCCCTGTTGAATCCGGCCTGACGTGCCCCAGCCCGGTAAGGGATGGGCAAACCGAAACAGATCATGCAGTTGCAACGGCAGGGCTTCGAGGGAGCAGTCCATCTCCAGCAGGAGATTTTCAAAGCGCCGCCGATTCAGTTCATACTGGAGCGCGCGCATGACCCGGCTCGGCTTGGTCACGCCGCGCAAGTCAAAACTATGCTTATGGACCTCGGGCGGCCACTGCGCTAGAGCCGGCCACGTAATAACGTCTTGCTCAAAGTCCTGCGCCTCGCTCGCAAAGCGCGCTTCCACCACGTTGATGCCATCGACGTCCTGGATATAGGTGAGGCGCACATTACTGACGGACGTCCAGGACAGCAGACACGTCGGCGTTTCATCCCGCGTCGGACGCGGCGTCCACAGCCCGGCCGTTTTGAGGAGGATGCCGCGCGAGCCGCCCATGGTTTCGAGGAAAAATTGCTGGGCCCGCATCTCGCGGTCGAGGACGTAATTGAGCGTATGGCGCCGCTCGCCCTGAATGGCCTGATCACAGTACGCCGCGTAGAGGGCAAAGGCAGTCAGGTCAATATCGCCGTCCGGGACGCCCGTCCCATAGCGCGCATTGGTCAAGGCATCGAGGACGCACCAGGCGGGATTATCGGACCACGTTTCGGGCACGGCCAGCGAGCCCACACGCACCTGACGGCCCCGTACCTCCACGGTCACGTTGGGCAAGGCCCCCCGCAAGGCATCCGTCGCCAGCGCGCGTAAGCCCAGCCAGGCGGTATAGGGATAGGCGTAGGTGTCGGGGATATACTCCGTGACACTTTCGAGCACACTCTTGTATCGTGCCCGGAGTTCATCGGTATTCCCCGCCCGCAGGTGCTGGATTTGAATATCGTAGGACTGATACGGGAGCCCCTCACGGCGTACGCCCAGGCGCACGGTGGCCGTGCGGTCGGCCTGGACCTGAAAGACGGACCACTCCGACCAACTGCCGGTGCCTGCCGGCGCATAGCGATACTGGAGCACGGCATTGTTGTTGTGCTTTTCGCCCTTGTCGTTGAGAAAATAGAGGCCTTCGGGCCAGACGAGATTGAGAATAAAGGCATGCAGGGCGGCATTGGAGGTATAGGTCAGGGGGGTGTCGCCGATGTCGCGCCCGTCCGCAAACGTGTTCCGGGCGCCGCCAAATTCGGCAAAGGCGGGCTGCGTGGCCGTGCCGAGGCCGGTATAGACCTGCACGCCGGGAAAGTTCGCCAGGGGTTGCCCGTTAATCTGGATGGTGTCGGTCAGCACCGCGTCAATCGGGCCTTCACAGAGGGCAATCATGAGCGTCAGCGTCGGCGGATTCGTGATGGCCTGGTAGGTGCGCGAGCCCTGATTGTAGAGCGTGGCCGTCCCGCCCCCCTGGTAGGGATGCGTGATGCCGACGGCCCACGAGCTATCGAGCACGAACGTATCGGCATCGCCCACGTGGATGGCCCAGGTCGTATTGACTTCCGTTTTGCCCTGGACGCCCTGGATAAACACCACCTGCCCGGTCACAAAGCCGTGACCAGGCGCCGTCACATAGACAATGTCCGAGGGCGCGCCATGCGTGACGTTGCTGATCGTCGCCGTGTGGGCCGCGGTGCCATCATCCAGGACGACGGCAGCCTGGTCGACGGTGGCGAGGAGGAGTTGCCCGCCAATGCGGTGGCGCCCATAGACGACCGGGACCACGGCGCCCGGGCCAATCGCCGTGCGAATGCCCTCAAAGGAGAAGGTCCGTTCGGACTCCCCGCTCATCTGATTTTGCTGGGGGAGCAGGAGGGGCTTCGGACGAAAGAGGAAATGGGAGGCGGCGGAGACGGCCAGGCCAATCAGAATCGGCACCAGGATTTCGAGAATGCCGCCCGTAATCCCCCACGTCGGCCAGAGCCAGATTTCATCCCCGGCCTGTGGGACGTAGCGCGCATAATGCTCGGGGAGAATCGTCGCCCCGTTCACGGTGACATGGCGCAGGGCTTCCCCCTCGGGGAGATAGGCGTCGAGCGTATCGCCCGCTGGAAAGACCTCGCGCTGTACGCGCAGGCGCCCATCGGCTGCCCGCAGGGGCGACAGCACCAGGAGACAGGTGACCGTGGCTACAGGAGCCGCCGCAACCGCGCCATTTGCATGAGGCGGGGCGCCCAGCGTTTCAAGGGTTCTAAACATACGCCTACGCTTTGTCTCGTATGGATGAGATGCACACGATTGACGACCACCCCGACATGGCTTGAGGCCATGCCCGTCGTCTTCAGAATCAAGATATCCCACGGCTGCATAAGGCTGAGCGGGTCGCGCTCGTCATGCTGAAACCAGATTTCTTGCACCTGTGCGGCCGCCGTAGCGGGATCGGCGTCCAAGTCAATCCCCCAGCCTTGCCCATAGAGCCGACGCAGCAGGTCCCAACAGTGGCACTCGGCATAGGACAAGCCCAGTAAGGGCTCGACTAAGGGCTCAATCTCAGGGATAACAATACTGTTCATAACCTGCTATACTCTTCTGTCGAGTGGCACCGGGTTCGAAACCGGGGCAGAGTTCATCGCCTGCCAGCCACTTCCCACAACGATGCACCTGTGATCCAGGAGGTCACGTTATGAAACGCCACCGCACTGAGAAACCGTGTTCCCGCTGTCATCTGGTCAAATCCTTGGAAGACTTTGGTACCAATACGCAACGCGGCGACGGCAAGAATAGTTATTGCCGTACCTGCTGGAATAGACTCGTCAATGCCCATCGGCATGCACACGGCGTCCCGCCCAGGTTGCCGTTTCTGGAACGCTTGTGGAGCGCGATTCAGCAATGCGGCCATGGCGAGGACTGTGTGTATTGCTGCTGGCCATGGCTGAAAAGTACGGATCAAGATGGGTATGGCAAATTTACGCTGACCTTTCACGGCAAACATCTGACGCTGAGAGCAACCCATGTGATATATGAACTTTGGAATGCTCGACCATTGCTGCCAGGCTTGCTGATTGCTCACCATTGCGATACCCCTAGCTGCTGCAACCCGCTGCACCTCTGGCCAGGTACGTGGCAAAGCAACCGCCAAGATGCCGTGAACAAAGGACGCCAGGCACGCGGCAAGGCGACGGGTATCCATACGAAGCCTGAAGCGTTTCCACGCGGCGAACAGCACCACAAAGCCAAGCTGACCGCGCAACAGGTGCTGGACATTCGTGCCTGCTATGCGGAGGGCTTTATCACGATGCACGATCTTGGCGAATATTATGGCGTCTCGAAATTTGCTATTCAGTGCATCATTCATCGGAAGACATGGAATCATATATAATAGAACTTTACTAGTTAAGCCTTCTAGGTATGTTTGGAAAGCCCCCGGACTGAGTGAACCGTCGCTTCGGGATCGTGCCCGTGAGCGTAATGCCCTCCGCCTGCAAATCCACCACCGCCGTGAGAAAGTCCGTCGCCACCTGCACCACCTGAAACACTTCGCCCGTACCAAAGGGCGTCGCGTCGGGCTGCTGCGTATCAATCGGCCAGATGGTCACGACCCAGGGAGCATCCGGCCCCCAATAGTGCTCCAGTAATGAGATGAACGCCTGATCCACGTTGCCCACCGTCGCCCGCAGCCGCACCAGGGATTGACTCGTGGCGTCTTCGAGCGCGTCCACGTCCACGCTATAGCGGTTATACCAAATCCCATGAAACTGAATGTCCTGGTCATAATTCACCAGTCGATAGGGTACTGGGGCGCCTAATATATCGACTTGAAAGAGCCACGTAATGACATGATCCGATTGCAGCTGGTTCTTTTCCCGCAGAAGCGCCGCTGAGAGAATGCGTGGCATTTAGAACTGTTCCTGAATAAGTACCACCATGTTAAATCGCCCGCGCCCTTGCGTGAACACATCCGCCGCCTCGGGACCAATCAACTTCACCGCAGGTTCCATGACATCTTGCGCAAAGCGGGCCGTCGCATTGGGCAGATACGGCACGGCGATGGCACTCCCCGTCCCGCCCTGCGCTGCCGAGCCATTGAGCGCAAAGCTCGTAGAATCGAAGCGCGTCAGCGTCCAGAACCCGTTCAGCCCGCCATGCGTCGCGCCATTGATCCAGAGCCACTGATTGGTGACGTAGCTGTGCTGGAGCGTGCAGATTACGGGCGTCGTATTGCTATAGTTGACGCGATCCCCCCCGGTGCGGTGCAGCCATTCAAACGACAGCACGCCCAGACGCTGCTGGAGCAGGAAGTCCCGTAGGACGCGCATCTGCGGGGTCGTCAGCCCTAGGTATTCCAGCTGATACTGGCGCAAGGGCCGGCTATGCTTCGACCGACGCACCTCATAGCCTTGGTCGGTCAGGTACGTATGCATGGGATCTTGCATCGCGGCAACGGAGATGCTCGACGGTATGGGATCAATCGGGTAGACCGGCACTTGCTATACCTTTCTTATCGCAGTGCTTGTAACGTCCGCGCGATACGCGACCCCGACCCTTGACTGATTTCGTTCAGCACTTCGTTGATGATGACGGCTTTCCCGAGGGCTCTCTCCCGCGCGGCCTCTTGGGCCGCTTGTTCGCGATTGGCTACATTGATCACCGTCACGCCCCCCATTGCTTGCCCACCGGCCGTGGGCGCCGCACGCATGGCCCCACTCATGAGCGCTTGCATCTGCGGCCGATTGAGGACGTATTCGGGATTCATCGCGGGGTTTTCGCCGGCGAGGATGGCGGTCGGGCGGTTCACAATGGCCCCGCCCTGTGCCTGGACAAACGTTGTCCCCGGCGCAATGCCGAGGGCCGCTTGATTCCCGGCGGCCGCGCCGGCCGTCCCGGGAGCGAGCGCCGTCCCAATCGCCGTCAGCCCGAGGCGGATGAGCATCTTAAACCCTTCATTGAGGGTAATCTGCGCAATCGAGTCGAGGATGCTTTTCGTCATGAGCTTCAACGCTTCGCCCACCCGCTGCGTGCCATCAATAATCGTGAGCAGGCCCTGCGTGAGGGTCTGCGCGACCGTGTCGCCAATCCGCTCCGTGACTTGCATGATCTCGTTAAAGCGTTCTTGGGCGGTAATGGCGCGTAGGCGCGCGTCATCGTCGGGCGTCAACTCCACCCCTTGGCGTCGCGCTTGCGCCCGGAGGCGGACCTCGGTCCGCTCCTCGCGCGGCGCCCGCACGCGTTCCAGCGTGCCCTGTATGCTCTGCGTCATCGCGTCGGCGGTCTCTTGCGCCTGACGCTGCGCATCCGTGCGGGCCTTAATCGCCGCAAAACTGCTCTCCATCGCTTGCTTTTCTTCAATGAGCAGCCGGACGTTTTCGGCCCGTTTTTGGATTTCCTCATCCTGGGGAAACTGGGCTGCGAGGCGCGCGGCCTCGCTTTCCTTGCGGGCATCCGCCGTGAGCGAGTATTGCTGCTCTAAGCGCTTGAGACTCTCGACGGCCTGATCCCGCTTGCGCATTTCCTCGTCGAGGGCACGGAGATATTCGCGCCCCGTCGCCATGGCCTGCTGGCGCCGTTCGCGCGCGTCGACGTCTTGCTGCCGCTCTTCCTCGTCAATGGCCCGGAGGGCCTCGCGGCCCGTCGCCATGGTTTGCTGCATGCGCTCACGGTCGGGCGTCTGCGCCTCTTGCCCCGCTTCCAATGCCCGTTGCTGGCGCCCGGCGGCGTCGAGCATGCCCTGCATGGTCTGCGGCATGCGCCGGAGAACATCCTGCGCAAAGGTCGCGTTTTCCCCGGTCGGGAGCGGAATACCCCCGCGAGCTGGCCCGGCATTATAGGCGGTGAGGGCGCGCTCGACGTTGCCGTTAAATTTCTGGAGGAGCTCGGCAAAATACGTCATGCCGGCGCGCAGATTGGTTTCGGGATCGAACTCCCGGCCCCCGGCGCCATACGCGGCGGCGGTCCCGGGCATGAGTTGCATGAGCCCCCGCGCCCCCGCACGGGAGACGGCCTGCGGATTAAAACCGGATTCCTGCTCGACTAAGGCACGCATGAGGGTCGGATCGAGCCCTTTTTCGCCGGCGATCCGCTCAATCAGCGCGTCGAGCGAGTTGGGCGCCCCACTCGGCGTGATCGTGCGGCGCAGCCCTTCCCCGAGTTTGCCAATTTCCTCCTGCACGGCCTTGAGCGTCTTTTCCCAGGCTTTGAACTTCTGGTCCGCCACGTCCAGCGCGGAGAGAAACGGGGCATTCAGGTCAATATCGCGCAGTTGCTGGCGCCCTTGTTCCAGGATTTTCGCCAAGCGGTCTTCCGCTGCTTGCAGCGGCCGTTCGTCCGCCGCAATCTCGAACTTAAAGCCGACTTGCCCCCCCGGTCCAAAGCCTTCCGCTTGCAGTTTCTGTTGAAACTCGGCCATCGCCTTGGCTTGTTCGGCCTGGAGGGCTTGGAGCCGGTCCCGAATGGCCCGCCGCTCCTCCGCCGTAATCGGTCCCGCAAAGCCGGGCAGCATGCCCTCGACCAATTGCGCCGCCTGGGCGCCCGTAATCTGCTCTTGCAAGCGCTGTAACTCGGCTTGCCGCTCCCGAATGGCGGGCGGCAAGCCCATGCCCCCTTGCGGGAGGGCGCCGACCGGGGGACCCGCTTCCCGGCTGCGTTCCTCCTGCGCCTTGCGGACGGTGGCCAGGAGCGTCGTGGCGGCCTCGGCCATGCTCCGCAGCGTATCGAGGAGCCCGGAGGCGGCGATCGTTTCTCCGGCCAGTTTGATCTCATTGGCCAAGCGCTGAAACGCCGCCGCAGCCGTATCCACCGCGGTCGCCACGGCCGTGCCGAACTCCATGCGAAATCGCTCACTGAAGCGCCGGGCAAACTCAATACTGTCCGTCCCCTTCTCGATCATCTTATTGAGTTCTTGGGTCGTCATCCCAAAGGCCCGCGCCGCAATCTGCGTAGCCCCCGGAATGGCCTCGGCGAGTTGCTGCCGCAGTTCTTCCTGCGAGACGATGCCTTTGGATACCATCTGCTGGAGGGCGAGGAGGCCGCGCTCGGTCTGCTGCGAGCTAGCCCCCATGGCCCGCATGCCCACGACCATGTTTTCAAAGATGCGGGCAGCCTGCTCACCCTGAATAGACGTCCCACGGGTCGCGGCATCAAACCGCCGGAAGTTTTCGGCGAGCGGCAGGACTTCGATCCCCAACCGCTGCGCTAAGTTGATCATCTGCTGGAAGGCCGCAGCGCCGGCGCTCACGCCCTGGATCGCGGTAAATTGTTGCCGTAGTTGCTGGAATTGGATGCCCACGGCGACGATACTCGTCGCCAACTCTTTCATCTGACCGATGATGGCGCCAATACTGGTGGCAATCCCGATGCCCCCGGCCACACTGAGCGCCGTACTCAGGGCCGCGCCCAGCCGTCCCGCCCCCTGCGCCGCGTCTTGCATGGCCTCCCGTTGGACCCGCGCGGTCTCTTGGGCGAGCTGCCGCGCCTCCTGGGCCGCTTGGCGCGCCCCGACTTGCTGTTGCTGCACGGCCGCCTGTTGGGCTTGCGCCGACCGCTGGGCAGCTGCCGCGACTTCTTGGGCTGCCTGGCGTGCCTCTTGGGCTGCTTGGCGGGCTGCTACTTGCTGTTGCTGCACCGCGGCTTGTTGGACTTGCGCGGCCCGCTGGGCGGCGGACGCGACTTCCTGCGCGGCTTGGCGGGCTTCATTGGCAGCGATACGCACCGCGACTTGTTGTTGCTGCGCCGCCGCTTGTTGGGCTTGCGCGGCACGCTGCACCGCCGCCGCGACTTCCTGTGCCGCTTGGCGGGCTTCCGTCGCCGCCGTCCGCGCCCCGACTTGTTGTTGCTGCACCGCCGCTTGTTGGGCTTGGGCAGCTCGTTGCGCCGCCGCTACCACGTCCTGCGAGGCTTGCTGCGCGTCCGTAGCCGCCGCCCGGGTCGCTACTTGCTGTTGCCGGGTGGCTTCCCGGATTTGATCTTGGGCTTGCTTGTACTGGAGGGCAGCGCTTTGGGCTTGGCTGTAGGCCTGGGTTTGCTCAGTAATACTCTGGGCGAGGGCGAGATAGGCTTGCGAGAGTTGCGCCGTCGATTGCTGGCCACCTTGCTGCTGCTGCTGCACCTGGCCCATGGTTTGGGTCAGCTGCGCGAGGCGTTGCTGGGCCTGCGTCAGCGCCTGGTCAAAGCCACTGGCGTCTAGTCTTAATCGGGCTACTACATCTCCTACCAAAATCTCTGCCAAGACTAGACCTTTCTTTCTCCATTGGCCGTATATAAGCTATGCAGTATCCCGATCCGCTCCTGCATCGCTTCCAGGTTTGGAGGTGGTGGAGGCGGCGGTGGCGGCTCGGGATACCCTAAGACTGCGAGCATGTCTTCGAGCGTAAACGGGTCGCGGCGCTGATCGGTATCGCGGTGCACGTTCCAGTACGCCTGGAGCAGCATCGCCATGGGGCGCACCTGCCGGGCCTGCTGCTGCCAGTACGCCTCCGCCAGCAGATGCCCTTCGAGGAATGTCATGCCCCAGAACTCGCCGTCGCTGACACCAAGGCAGGTCCGTTCAAAGGCCCAGAGCTTGCCCCAGTCGATGCGCCCAAAGGGTCGGTATCGGTGGCCTCCGCCTCGGCGGGCACGGCGCCTCCCACCGCCAGCGGGCTCGTATTGCTCCAGGCTTGGAGGATGAGCCCTACGTAGGGAATGAGCCCCGTAGGATCCGCATAGGGCAGGGCCTCTTCGACTTGCGTGAGTGTCAACGCCGGGTCTTCATGGACGCAGCCCTGCCACAGGAGCACGCTAATATTCACAAACGAGAGCTTGCTCAGGTCGTTATCGAGGAGCATTTCACTGAGCCGCCGGACGGCCTCAAAGAAGGTATAATCGCGGCCCCAGATCTGGGTCAGGCGCAGTTCAATCGTCTTGACCGCCGCCCGGGTAAAGAGCAGCTGGCGTGGCTTATCGAGGTCGACGGGCACGAGGGCAACCAGAGACGGCATACACGTCTCCTACGCCGGGGGCGAAGCGGGGGCATCCGGGACCATGCCCTTTACCTGCTCCGTCATCTGCCGGAGGTCCTCTGCGGCTTTCGCCGAGACGCCGGCCGCCTCATGAATTTGATTGGCGATGGCATCCAAGTCCGCCTGACTTGGCGACTCCCCCAATTGTCGGATCTCTTCTTCAATCGCGGTCAAGTGGGCCGAGAGCGCCGCTTGACCATCGGCCTGATTGGTGCCGAGGGCGGTTAAGGCTTCGTGAATCCCGCTGAGTTCTGCCACCAGGAGTTCTCCTACCGTAATGAGTTCCGGGACATGCACCGTCATGGTGATGCTGACATCAATCATGCCGCGTTCTCTTTGTGATGATTGAATCGAAAATAGTATATTTCAAAAAGTGATAGCCCCATCTACGGTCAGTTCAAATTCCAGCGGTAAGGCGCCGTTGACGGGCGCAGACGGGATGCGATAGCGCGTCACGAACGCATTAAAGCTCCAGGTCGTGGCGCCGACATTGGGAAACCGGACGGTAAACGCCGTCGAGGCCCGGTTAATCATCGCCGTCCGCAGGGCCACATGCTGCGCATTGGCAGGAACAAAGTTCGCCGAGACGCGGATCGTGCCACCGTCTAATAGAGTAGGAATCTTACTAGCCCAATTACCACCATCGTGTGCAGATACGTCCACCACATTGAACTGCGCCCCAATCTCAGAGGCGTTCGTGATTTCGGGTATGGGCGTCCCCGCCATATTGATAATAAGGCCAGTTGCCGCAATCGCCTGGGTTGGCATAACGCATCCTTTCTGTTACGCCAAAATCGGCGCGTCAGGAAATTCAAACGTGACTTGCGCCGTCAGTGCCCCAGCCATCGGTGCCTGATCACGCCAGCCGACACAATAACCAGAGAACCACCATGTTGTCTTGGTTGCATTAGGCAGTACAAGCAAATAGGGCCGGCGAATGCGGTTTTCCATCAGATAGAGTAAACCCGTGACTTCATCATGCGTAGGATGTTCGGGGACGTGGTTGACGACGAGGCGCATGCTGTTATTGGAGAGCATGGTCGGGATTTGCGAGCCCCAGCCGCCTATGCCGTCGTGCGCAGATACGTCTATGACCGACGCCATAATGCCCGCGTCCTGAATATCCGTCACTTCGGCAATAGTTGCATACGTACTATCTAAGGTGAAGACCCCACCCGACGTGTAGGCCCCGTTCCCGACCGAACCGCGCAGCCGCGCCGTGGTCGGCGTGACGGCCTCGGCAATCCAGCTGCCGTTCGCCCCCGTATTGCCCAGCACGCCCGTTACGGTAACTTTGGATACATCGACAATGCCGTGGACAGCGCTGGTTGTAATCACAATCGGCGTGGCATTCGTGGCGGCGGTAATATTCAAAACAGCCGCGATCCCATCGCCCAGGCGCAAGGCGATCCCAAACGCAGAAATGGCTTGGGTGGGCATGGCTTACGCCCCCGCAGGCGTCGGCTGCGCCGGTTCGGGCTCCTCATCCGGGTCAGGCTCGGGGGGCGGTGGCGCGGGCGGTTCGCCTGCACGCAGCGTGCTCGCGTGGAGGGCCTCCTGGTAGCGGGGACACTGCGCCATGTGGGCATCAATGCGCGGTTGGAGCAGCGTATCGTAGCCACAGGCGGGACAGCGGAATTGGATGAGACCGGACCAGGATTCAGCCAGATAGGGGGCGTCTGCCATGAGAAAGCCTCCAGAAAGACAAAACCGCCGACAGCAGCGAGAGGGGTGAGGTTCTCGCTTAACTGCGGCGGTATGTGTTACCTGAAGGTCATCAGGCGACCAGTGACTACCGTGTATGATGTGCAGAGGTGGTTCGGTTCATCCCCGCGCACGCGGGGAACAGATACTAGGTGCTATGAAAAAGGTCAGTGTGTACGGTTCATCCCCGCGCGCGCGGGGAACAGACTAGCATCCCGAGCTACCTCCTCAGTCGATAGCGTGAGACTAGCATAGCCGCACACAAATGACACCTCTTTTTTGTGGGCCTCCCCTCAGACCACAAACGCGAGGTTCTCCACGCCAAACTGTACCTGATAGGCATCATGACGCGTGCCGCTGTCCCAGGTCCAGCGGAATTGTGCCACGCGGTACTCTAGCGCGAGCTCCGGATCCACCATTACCGTATCGGCGGGCTGAATCTGCCATTCGATGGTCGTCACGGCTGGCGAACCTGCCGTCACGATACTCACATCATTGGCATTGAGCACATTTTGCGCGTTGCGGGCATTGACGATCGTGCCACTGATCACGTCGTAGTACGTCAGCGTCACCGTGGTCAGCATGGACACGGGCACGCCCGCGCCGTCGCTATCGACCAGCGTAAAGGTGAGGAGGCCGGTCGTGGCTTCGAGCAGGGTCGTCGATAACAAGGGAATCGTGGGCATAGGTCACCTGTTTCAATCCTCGCCTGCCCCAGAAGGCAAGCGCGAAAGCCTTACCTCCTCATTATATCATAGTATCACCTCAAGTCAGGATCGCGGGGCAACGCGGTGCGCCGGAGGGTGCCCGCCTGGCCGTCGCCACGCCGCAAGGTCGGACTGCTACGAGGACTCGTCCGGGTAAGCGTGCCTATCGCCTGGCTGCGCGTCAGCGTGGTAGTTGTTGCCTGGCCTGTCCGCTGCAGCATGGCGCCCGTCCCCATCAGGACCACGGGCATTTCGAGCATACTCGTATGCGCAGGCGGTGTCGCGCTACTGCCGACGAGCCCACTCAGGAGCGCGCGAAGCGTCGCCTGCACGCTGGGCGGCGCCTGACTCACGGCGAGAAGCGCTGCCGCCAGAGCGCGCACCAGGACCGGCGCCGCAAGCGGCGTCTGGCTGACGATAGCGAGCGTGGCCTGCAGCACGCGCACATAGCCCGGGCTCGCGGGTGGCGTGAGACTCGTAGACGCCAGGAGGGCCGTCAGGCGCCGGAGGCTCACGGCCTGGGCCAGCGACGTCTGGCTGGGGCTACTGACCAGAGCCTGGAGCCGTCGTGCCAGTTGGCGCGTACTGGCGGGCGTGGTACTCGTGAGCGTCAGCGTCGCCGTGAGGGAGCGCACGGCGCCTAGGCTGGCGGTGGCCGTGGGCGTGAGACTCGTCCCCAGGACCGTACTCTGAAGGCGACGGACGAGGGTCCGCGCGCTGGCCGGGGTCGTACTGCTGGATGTGAGTTGCGCGGTGAGATGCCGCAGGACGCCCATGGTGGCCGTCGCCGCTGGCGTCGTGCTCGCCCCGCTCATGCTCGTCGTGAGGCGCCGGGTGATTGTCGTGGTCGCGGCGGGGGTCGTACTGGCCCCGAGGACGGCGGTCGTCAGGCGTCGTGCGAGCGTGCGAGCCGCCGTGGGCGTGGCACTCGCGCCACTCAGGGCCGCCGTCAGCGATCGGAGCGCGGTCACCACGGCCTGGGCGGCCGGCGTCGTACTCGTACCCGCCTGGACTGCCACGAGGCGCCGCAGGACGGTCGGCGCACTCGTCGGGGTCGTACTGGCCGCCGCAACCGCCGCCGTCACGCGCCGCATGAGGGTCCGTGCACTGGTCGGCGTGGTGCTCTGGCCACTCAGCGCCGCCGTGAGGTGGCGCAGCGTGAGCAGGAGTGCTGAGGCACTGGGCGTCGTACTCGCCGCAGGTAGCACGGCCTGGAGACGGCGCACGCTCGTCTGCGCACTCGTGGGCGTGGCACTGCTCCCCGCCAGGGCCCCTGTGAGCCGGCGCACCGTCGTCCGGGCACTCGCGGGGGTCGTACTAGCTCCAGGCAGCGTGGCCGTCAGCCGCCGCGTACTCGTCTGCAGACTCGCTGGAGTGGTACTACTCCCGAGCAACGCTGTACTGAGCCGCCGCGTCTGGGAGGCCGCGGCAGGCGGGGTCTGGCTCGCAGGACTTGGGGCAGCGGTGAGGCGCCGGGTCGTCGTCGTCTGGATGGCGAGGGTCGTACTGGTGGGCGGCAGGGCCGCGGTGAGGCGCCGGGTCAAGGCCCCCCCGCTGGTGGGAGTGGTACTGGCGCCCACCAGCGCGGCAGTGAGCAACCGGACCGTAGGGGCGGCGGGGCGCCCATGCAGGAGCAGGGCATGATACACGAAGCTGCGACCGTGCACCGGCATAGGCGTGATCCTGCCCTAGGGGAAGGCATGAGGGGTCCGGCACGGCTGAGCCGCACACAGCAGAGATACCACCAAGGCCCAGCGGCTACGAATGAGCAAAGAGACTAGGATAGGCTGATCGAAAAAGCTGCAATATCAAATTGCACAGTATCACTCGCCGCAACAGGCTGATCGACGATGTTGCCGTTGTCATACCCAATAATGTTCCCGGCACCGCTCGCGCTGTCGATAATAAAGCAGCTCGTAATCGTGCCCCACGAGGCCGTCGGCGTCGTAAACGTGATCGCGTCAGCATTCGTGACGACACCACCGCTCGCCGTATTCCACTTCGGGGCGGCTCCGCCTGAGATATTGACAAGTTTGCGTGAGTACCCGGTCGCCGCAGTGCTCACCTCTGTCACATTCGCCTCGGTTGCCGCCGTATCCGCAATCGTTGCCGTCGCAAGGGCAATGTACGTAGCCGGCTTGGTATATGCCTGGTTGCGGAACATGCGGTTCAGGAGTAGATGTACGCAGACATCAACAAACCCCGCGCCGGACGACGCATTGAAGATGACCTGAAGCTCCCCGCTCGGAATGGTTGGCGTATTCCCGGTCACGGGCGCAAAGGACGCGGTAAAGGAGCCGTAGGCCAGGATATTGCCCGCGCCGTAGGTGTTGGTATCGACAATGGCCCAGTCCGTCACCGTGCCCCAGGCCCCCGAGGCCTGCGGAAAGGTCACGGCGCCGCTCTGCATGACCTTACGTAGGGCCGCCGCACCAAACGTAACGGCCGTGCGCGCATACCCATTGGCATTGGCGACTTCACTCATGCTGGCGCCGGTGGACGTATCGGTCAGGGTGCCGGTCGAGAGGGCCACATAGACTGTGGCCACAGAGGTATATGCAACATTGAACACGTGCTGAAGCAACTGGTCTTCCGCATAATTAGATAAACTGCCCAAGGCGTTACTCCTTCGAGTCTGGCTCAGGCTCGGCTGGCGGGAGCACAATGAGCCAATGGGTAATCGTGCCCCAGTCTCCCGAAGGTGGCGGAAAGGGCACGGCCGCATCGTCTGATAACGACCCCAAGGGTTACTCCTTCTGCGGTGTCCACAGCACGCCCTGCGTCTCGTCTTCAATCCGCAGCGGCGGCTTCCCCGTCGCCTGTTCCTGCGTGGCCTGGGCCCGGGCTTCTTCGAGCGTGGCATACGGCAGACGCACTTCCTCCACGTCCGCTAGCCCCCAAAACCGCCCCGAGGTAATGAGATAGACCATCGGGCTATCCTTCCTCCCACTCCAAAAAAGCAGATACGTTCACGATGGCCGGTGCTGTAACGCGAATCCCAATCGCATCAGCCGTGACGATCTGCTCGGGCTCTCGACCGAGGGGAAACTGCACCACCAGGAGGCCGTTAAACACGGGGACCAACCAGCGCTTCCAGGGTGAAAGCACGGTGGGTTCCGCACTATAGTTTTGGGCTGCCGTCGCCTGCACGGTGCGCGTCGGCCCGCGCATCTGGTAAATGGTCGGCGTGGTCCCGGGCGTCCCAGCGCCTGCCTGCGTGGATGACACCAGCTCAACCACGGCGGGCACGGCCGTCGCCGTTACGCCGTCAAAGGAGACGGAGAGCTCGACAATGCGGGTTAGGGCATTGGCGCCCGAAATCACGTTGAGGATCGTCTTCGCCGTCGTGGCGGCGAGGGCCAACGACCCTATCGTGGATACCACATAGCCAGCGGCCATGGCAACCTCCTAAAAATACCGGGCGCGGGTGACGGCCTGCAGGACCGTGCTATGGTCGAGTGACCGGGGGACCACGGTTACGGGCGTGCTGCCGCAGGCCAGATACGTCACGTACTTCGTCGTGGTCACGTCTGCCACGTCCATAATGAGCGTAAACCCGCCAGCATCCATACTCTGCACATCCACGACCCCGGCACTCACGCTGCCACTATTGAGGAGTTCCAGGCAGCCATCCTCGCGCGTACTACTGGCACAGACCGCCGTCGCGACCGCATGTTCGGACACCGCACCCTGACACGCCCGGTTCGTGGGACTTGTTGCCCCACCTACTGCTACCGTCGCTTGGGTCCGCACCGTGGCTTGCACATCCACCGGCGCCGCCGCACTCATGAGCCAGAGCCCCGAGGGGGCAAAGCCCAACCCCGTGACAGGAATCGTCGTGTTGATCGTCGTTGAGGTGACAACATTGCCCACCGCATAGCGCCCCCCCTTGAGGGCGAGCGCAAAATACTGAAAGCCGGCCGAGCTAAACTCTAACCAGTTGAGCCGGAAGCCGTTGGAGAGAAAACTCACGAACGCGGCACGGCGCCCCACCGCAGTCGCCGTGTCATTGGGCGACGCCAGACACTCGCCCCCGTAGCTATAGCGACTGGTGGACGCATCGGCCGACGCGTCTTTATCGGTCAGCGCCACTACCCCCTGATTGCTGGGCCCCGTTGCCAGACCAAACAGCAATTGCCCGGTAAAATTCTGGGTCGTCCCACTCGCCACGTCCTGAATGCTGGAGAGCAGCACCAGCGCATCGGGCTGAAAGCCCACGGTCGTCGTGTCCTGGTTCCCGTTGGCGCCCGGCCCGGCAAACTGGACCACAATGGCGTTCGTCAGATCAGTACCACCCAACGCCAGGCAGTGGACGCGCAGGTTCGTCGTAAATTGGTCGGTAATGACCAGTGTTTGCCCCCCGGCATCAAAGCTTTGGAGGTCCGCACTGCCGTCCGTCGTGTCTGAGGTCGTCGTGCAGGCAATCACATTGGCGGCGTCATGACGCCGATTCGTCACCATCGTTGTGGTCGTATCCTGGGAGAGCATGGTCACACAGGCGCGTGCCGTTGCACTACTCGCCATCCCCGCCCCCATTTGCAGGTTCTTGCGCGCAAACGTCGTGGTACTCTCGGTCCGCCCACTCCACCAGTACAAACACGCTTTGGGTTGGAACCCGTACCCGGTCCGGACGACCGTACTGGCGACGGCCCCAGTGCCGATATTAAACGCATCGACAAAACATTGCAGGGGCATGCCTAGAGTCCTAGCCGCGACCGCACAAGCGCCGGGGTGTCGTAGAAGCCCGCCCGCATCTCCGCCAGGATAAAGACCTGTTCGAACTGAAAAATGATACGGTGCTTGACGGCATCCGTGCCGCTCACCTGGGCAATGAGGGCATCATATTCTGCGGCATCTTCGGGCGTCATGGCATAATACTGCTTAATCTGCGCCACCGTGCGTGGGCCAAAAGCGACTTCATAGGCCGCCGCCGCAAACTCGTGGACGGAAATTTTCCGCGCATGGTCGGGCTCAAACGGCTGTCCCATCAAGCGTTCGATCAGGGCCATGGCGACTCCTTAGCCCAGTGCCCGCGCACAGCGCACATTAAAGAGCAGCACGGGTCGCTGAAAGTCATCGGTGCGCAGCCAGTACGGACTCTGGAGCGCCTGGAGCCAGAGGTAAAACGTGCCACTGAGCGACGCATTCTGCACGCCGTCGAGGACGTCCCACGCCGCCTGTGCTGCCGCCCGCGCGGCCGGATAGCCATACGGCGCCCCACGCGTGGCGACTTGCACCACGGGCTGTTCGTAGCGCGCCACCGGCACGTCATGGCTGCGCACGGGCGGCAACCCCGGCACTTCGATCAGCGCGAGGACCGGCACCGTGTTCTCGAGCGTATCGAGCGGCAACCGCCCCTTAAAGAGCGTGTTCCCCACGGCCGCCACGCCGTGACTCTGGAGATACGCCCCTAACTCGTCTAGCAGTGCCATGCTACTCGTCCTTGACGCTACGGTAGACATGCGTCTCCGTGACGGCCAGGTCGGGTTGAATGAGCCCGTCGCGGACGTAAAAGGTGAGCGTCACGTCGCCGTGCATGCCCTTGCGGAGCAGTTTGCGCCACTGTTCGTCGAGCAGTTGGAGAATGGTGCGCCGCTGCTGGACATTAAAGGGCCGCTCGTAGAGGACGGCCTGGCGGGCGTCGGCCAGCTCGGGCAGCGGATTGCCATAGCCATCGTGGCGCATAAACTGGGGCATCGCTAGCCTCGCAGGGCGGGGCCAATGAGGGCAGCGAACCGCTCGGCCATCCCGCCCGTGGCGGTAAACACGGGTTCGGACAAATAGTGGTGCTGACCCCCGTTGGGATGGTTGAACGCCGTATTCTCATGCTGCACAATGGCATACGGCGCGAGCCCATGCCCCCCATAGCGGATGTCGACCGTCGTCTCCTGGCCGCTGGCCGTGGGGCCCTCGACCATGCCCGTCAGAATGAGCAGCGTCGTGTCCACCGGCACGAGCGGCAAGCTGGCCTCTAGGATCTGATCCGCTTCCGTCTTCAAGGCGTGGGCGACCGCGGGGCCAACCTGGGCTTGCAGCCGCTGCCACGACTGGCGCAGGGCGTCGATGCCTTCAAGGGTAATGGTGATCATATGATGACCTCCAGGTGGTCGGGCGTCCCTTGCGGCGTTTTCCACAGATCGACCCGCTCAATCGTCGGGCTCGACCCATCTTCGAGCGTCAGCTTATCGCGGATGCCCAGCGTGACCGTACCATCAAAGAACAACAGCGCCCGGCTGACCCGTTCTTGCCCCTGCGCATTAGTAAAGACCTGCGTGCGGTACTCGACGCGGCAGGGGGTCGCGACGGGTGCGCCATACGTGGGCACGCCATAGCCGTCCTGGCCCGTGTAGGGGGCCACCAGCACCGTATCCGTTAAGAAGGCGACAAGCGCAGCGTGCATATGCTATACTTCCCGGCGGTTGTGGTCAGGTGGGCCTGATCAACCCTCTATCTCACGTCCCTTGAGGACGCGGGGTCCTGATCACATCCCCCCGCGCGAATGTCCAGTCGTCTACGTTCGCAGAATCGGAATAGCGATCATCCCCGCCATGACACCGTACCCCTTCAGTAACGCCCGCACCTCGCTCGGCACGCTGGTAACGGGAGACGTGGCCGCCACGGCGTTAGTCGTGTCTTGATAGGTGATCGTCGTCCCGCCAATCTTCGTGGACTTGATCCCTGCCTGCTGACTGCCGCCGTTCGGCTGGCTCAGCGTCGTATCGCCGAGCAGCGCGAGGGCATACACGGCCGTCGCCTGCTCCAACCGAATGGGAATGAGCAGCGGATCAATCGGGCGCCCATAGCGATCGACCTGCCCCGTTTGCGGCCAGGCCAGGGCCTGCGTCGGTGTGGTCGGCGTCCCGTACCAGTGCACCAGGCTATCGAGCAGGCTCGTGGCCCACATGAGTGCCGGGGCCGCATCGCCACTGACCAGCGCGGCATCCCACGCCTCGTGATACGGGCGCTGCTGAAGGTACAGGGTCGCGTCCGCAACAGTCACGTAACTGTTACTCGCACTCCCCGCCGGCGTGGCATCGAGGGCCATCGCCGCGCCTATTCACTGCGCCGCGAGGCGGGCGGATTGGCCGGGGGCGTACTGCTACTGGCCGTGGCCTGATGACTCCGCGCCGTGCTCCGGGCACTCGGCGCATCGGCCTTGCTGGGCGCCATCACGACGACCTGCGCGCCTTCCGGCACGCCCGCCATGAGCTCCGCCTGCTCATTCGCCTTGGCCCGGGCCTCGTCGCGCTCCTCCTCGGTCTGGAGCTCGGGATGCGTGGTGCCCTGGCCGGTGCGAAAGCGGCTCATCGCCGACGCCCGCGCCTCGGGCTCCGGGTCCTTGCCCCCTGGCGGGGCGGCCGTGTAATCGCCCAGGCGCACCGCTTCACGCGCATCGACGGTGTGCATATAGCAGGGAGTCCCGTCCTCTTTGGCATAAACTAAAACTGGATTTTGGGGCATTGCGTACTACTCCTTCATGAATACATAGCGCAAAATCAATAGTTTGTGCTATAATTCTCTATTGCCAGGTGCGCCTGATCAGCGCCTCGTCTTGTATGCCTTGTTCATGCAA